TTACTCTAATAAGCCCTGAGGCGTTGAGTCTTGTGCTTGTCCACCTTGATTAAAATCTATAGGTGGTAAATCTAAATTTCTTTGTTGTATCATTTCACTCTGCTGAGTGCCTTCTAGTCTAGTCCTATCATCTTTACGATCTTCGATCATTTTTTCTTTACTACCTAGTTTATCAATCTCCATTTGCTTTAACTCTTTATCAAATAAAAACTGCATTTCCGCCATTTGTTTTTTCATATCATACTCTTGCTGCATTTTGTTTATTTCAAAATTAGACTTACCTTGAGCAATTTGTAATGTAGTCTCTGCAAGAGCTTGTTGTTTCTGCATTTCAGCCGCAGCAGATCTTTCAGAAGCCTCTGCGTTTGCATTTGCTTGAGCTTGTATATTAGCTTGCTGAGCTTTTTGATCTTCAGCTGCTTTTTGTTTTCTTTTTAATTTTAAAAACTGATTAGCTAATTTAAGATTTTTTATATCTCTTATTTCTACAGCATCTTCTAAGTGTATAGTATTTGTTTTTAAAGCGGCTTGAATATTGTTTTCTAATTGTGCTTTTTCTTCTTCGTCAGGAACTAAGTCTAAATATATTCCAAACTCAAACATGTTTAACTTATACATGTCTTCTAAAGTTCCTACGTTATAAGAACTAATACTATTTTTTAAAGCCTCTTTTGTTAATGGAAATTCTAAAGCATCGCTTATTCTTAATGATATATTTTCACATGCTCTTGCTGATAAGTATAAACTTGCTTGAACTATATGCTTTGTAGCTGTGTTAGAATTTGCAGCTGCAAGTTTTTGTAATCCAACTAACGAGTCTTTATTTGGTTGACTACCATCTCTAGCTTCATTAAGCCCAGTAACATCTCTCATCATTTGTAGATAGTACTGGTAAGTCTGTATTAAAGACTGCATTTTACTACCACCAGAACTAGACTGTAGTTCTTGTATAGGTACTTTACCAGGATTCATATTGCCATCCTGAGTCATAGACCTACCTAATATACTACCAGTTTGGAAATACATATTCAACGCCTCAGCTGGGTTATAATTAGTACCATTGCCAAGATCTACTTCTGCTAATCCATCAACATCTAAATAAACACCATCAGGAACTAATCTTGATAAAACTTGTTGTAATTTAAGATGCGTTAGCTGTATCATATCAGCAAAACCTGTCATACGGCCAACTAAAGACTCTATTCTACCTTTGTACATTTTTGGAGCACATATATTATAGCTCATATTTACTTTAACAACATTAGCTTCTGGTCTTACCATATTTTTAGCAACACCCCATCTCAACATCATATCGTGACCTAATATTTTAGCACCGTGGTATAGTACCTCTATGGACCTTGAGACTCTATCAAACTTGTCGTTTTTAGGTGGATTAAATGTATCAGGTTTTTCTAATGTTTTTTCTAAACCAGTCGCTGTTTCTTTTATTTTAAATACTTGATCTTGATAAGTTTTATATTCAAAATAAAGAACTGCTATACTATTATTATCTTGTCTTCCGTTAAATTGATAATTATAACTTTTACTTCCTGGATACTGTTGTATAGTTTGCATTTCTTCATCAGTTAAACCTGGAAACTCTTTTTTAAGCTCATTTAAACTAACATATTTAACCTCTCCAACATACCATATATCTTGAAAGTTAGGATCATCAGTATATGAATAAACTAGATCAGCAGGATCAACATATTCAACTGTCACACCCTCAGATAAGTTAAAACTAGTTTTAACAGCACCTATACCTAACACAACTAAATCTTCAGCAATTCTTCTTCTAACTAAATCATACTTATTAAAAGCTAAAGTATTATTAATAGCTTCTTCTTCTGCTATTTCAACAGACTGCTTGTATGTGAGCTGCATATGTAAGTCTAGCTCTTCTTGATTTTGAGGCAAGTCTTCAGGATTAGCGGTGCTATGCAAGTCCATGCCTGACACTTGTTTAATTTTCTGAATAAGCTTTTGAGAATTTATATCTCTTAATATTGTTTCAGCATATCTAGTTCTTTTTTTCAAAGACTCTGGATCTTGAGCATAAGCTTTTATATCATAAAGCTTACCATCCATGCCATTAACAACTATATCAACAAACTTAGGTATTATAGGTACAGGTTTCCAGTCTAAATTTAAATAAGACAAATCTCCATTTATAGCTAATTCATCTTTATATTTTTGTACAGACTGCTCGCCTCTAGCGTAAAGTCTTAAATTTCTAAAGTTATTGTAATTAGTATTGTATCTTCCAGACACACCTGATCTAGTACCACTAAACCAATCACCTTCAATAGCTCTACCAACTTGTCTTCCGTAATCTAAGCTATCTTTGACCTCGTCAGGTACCACCTGATCTGGAAAAGAACTACCATTATAAGTTTGTATTTGCATTTATTCGTTTATTTTAGATAAATTTCCTTTGTTATCATAAGTTTTTATACCTAAGTTAACTTTATTTTTAATAACATTAGCTGTTGGAATATACTTATTCCTATTGCAAGCCATAATAGCTAGACCGGAGCTTATAGAAGCATCGTGCTTTGTTCTATTATTTATATCAAAAGCTGCCCAGTCTTCTAAAGTCTTTTGATGATACATATCACCTGTATCATTATCTAAAAATCCTACATAATTTTCTATATAAGATTCAATGGCAGCTGCATGAGCTTGTTTAATATCTTCACTAGAGTTAGGTATACCACCTATCTCTTTTTCAGTTGTAGAAAGTTTATTCCAAATCTTATCAGGACGATTCATTGAAAAACCTCTATAACCTCTACGTTTAAAATAATAAAGTAATCTTGGTTTGTTATTTTCAGCAAGTATGGGCATACCATAAAATACACAAGCCATCAATACGTCTTCAAAAAATATCTCAGCCGTTTGTGGTCTTGATATATATTCTAAAAAGAAATGGTAAGTAGGAGCATCTTCCATGCTAAATTTAGTTAAGCCATGTAAAGATCCATTAGATCCTTTTCCATCTACTGTTCCGCTAATATCATAACTATCACAACCAAAAGCTCCAATATGTTCATTGCCAGGATACTTGTATCCTTTTCTTAGTATCACTTGGTTTTGTAAATTATTAGGTGGCACCCAAGTTATTTTAAATCTACCGTTTTTACTAGGCACAAAAATAACATTAGTGTCTTTAACACCATTAGCCCATTGAAAACCGCCTTGTGTAACAGCTTTATCATTGCCTACTTCATTGTTATAATCTATCTGTTGGTATATTCTAGTTAAATTAAATAAACTATGTTTAGACTCATCTCTAAACGCATGAGCTTCAGTTCTTGGAAACTGTCTATAATATTCATTTAAACTATCTTGATCTCTTTTTAATCCTTCAACTTCGTTTTCCCAGTGCTCAACAACGCCTGTTGTAATGTCATAACCGTCAATTCCTTTGACTGTATTGTTTTTGACAGCGAAGACAGGTAGTCCATAAGTATCAATGAATCCTTCGTAGTTCCACTCCATAGGGACGAACAAGCTATAGAGTCCAGAAGATGTTTGTCCATTACGATTTCTTTTTGTAACGTCTGAATTATAGTATAGTTTTTTGAAGTTGTTTCCACCTTTATCTAAAGCATTTGAAGTTGAGCCCATCATACATTTACCTACAATTCTTGAACCAAGACGTAGTGTAGTTTTTGTAACTCTCCAGTTGTTTAATATATTATCAGGTCTTTCCCATTTACCACTTTCATCATGAGCTAATAGTTTTAACTTTTCACCATCATAAGAGTTATCACCAGTATTTTTCCAGTCAATAGTTGTATCAAGTCCATCTAGTTCCCTAAGCTGTTCATTCGACTCAAGCTTTCTTCTAGTAAGTTTCGATGCTGGAACTCTATACGCCAACTCAGTTTTTGGCCGGTCCATACCATCTTGAATGGGTTTAAAAAAGAACGGGTAGTTAACTGATATGGGTACAACTTTATCTGTAAACATTTTTTTGGCATCTGCTCCAGATTTGGAAAGTATACCGAATCTTGAGTCGGAAGATATTGTAGCTTGGTTAACAAGTTCCGCGCTTGACATAAAAGAGAATCCAGATCGTCTGTTTTTGAGATAGCACATTCCGTAACATCTTGCATCTGCTTTACATGCTTCCCAAAATATAAAGAAGAGTCTGTTTGCTTCTCTATAGTCTGGTGCTCCAATATCGATTTTTGACCATTGGAGGTACATGTAATGAGTACCAGTAATGTAATTAGCCACGCCGTTATTGTAAAACCAATAACCATTTTCTCTTCTTTTAAATTCTTCGTCGATATAGTCATACCATTTTTCTTTAAACTCTGGCGGGTATTCTTCCCAGTCAAATCTACTCTTTATTCTACTTAATTCTTTTGGGTAGTCTTGTCTTTCCCAGTGTTGTTCCGCTTTTTTTTCACTTCGTTTAAACGGTTTATCTGTTGCTGGTAAAGCAATCCTGAGATTCTGTATTTCAATGATTTGTCCAATTTTTCCAGTTTTACTTATTACTATAAAATCATAATCAGAATTATAACCATAATCCCATTTTTTAAATCTATTGTTTTTAGCTAATATCTTAGGATTTACAATATCATTAACTTCTTCCCAAAGATTTTGATTATAGCTCACTTGCTTCTCCCTTCTGCAAAACCTCTAAAAGTTTTTTGTTCTTTAACTTCTTTTGGTTTTTCATTTAAAATATCCTCTTCTAACTGTATTCTGTTCAATATTTCAAAAGCATCAAATATAGCTAGCTTTTTAGTAGCGGCAGCATTTTTTAATCTATCAGCGCTTACATCGTCGTCTGAGTCTACAATCTTTTCTTTTGCTACCTTAATAAGTTCCTCAACTGCTTTTTGCCCAGCTTGGATTATTTTCTTCTTCGTTTCCTTGGTATTCATGCGTTAAAGCTATATCATTTGATTTCATACAATAAAGACGTTCACCTTCAATAATAAACTCAAACTCAGAGTTAGGTGTAAACGTAATAAGTGTTCCAGGTGTTATTCCTATGGCTTCTAATGAAGTATTACTATACTTAACAATGCCAACATTAGGTTGTTCTTTTCTATTCTCTAAGATACTTTGGTTTTTTATAGGTTTTACAAAGCAATAATTTAAATGTGATTTTAAATTATACATATAAATTTGATCAGGCAACACGAAGTATAAGTCATCTTTAAAATAAGTAGAGCTGTTTCTTTCTTTACCTTTTTGATCATACCACCTTCTAAATATATTATGATGAATATATAATTCATCTCCTATATTTATTTTAGTAGCATAAGCTGCAGGAGTTGAAACTACTACAGCTTTTTTACTAATAAATCTATGGTCTTCAATGCTAGTATTGATAATAAGGTTATCACCATCAACTTGTCGTATATTGTCATATCTTTGTTTTAAAGGTTTAACAATAAAGCTATACAAGCTTTTCATCAATACGACAAATGGTACTCTACAGATATTGACATATTAGCGTTAAATTTTTTCCAAGGCAAGACTTCATCATTTTTAGTTATAAAAATATTGTATGATTGATCTTTATCTTCAAAAAGAATATCACTAATAGTATGTCCACCATAAACCTCTTGTCCTAAGGAATAATGCATTGCATCATTTTTATAGTCAGAACCTATACTAATCTTTCTTATCTTCGACATCTGACTTAGTGTAAGATCCATCTTTTAAATCTACATTAATACTTCCATATTTTTCTTGTAGATCTTTTTTAACTTGCTCAACGCTAGCTCTTAATTTAGCAGCTTGCATAGTTAAATCTTGCATAGTTACCTGTACTCCTCCTATTTGCATTAATATCTCATTGTACTTTGATGCAGAATTAAGAACTAATTCTAACTCGTCTTTAGTTAATTTATTTTTCTTTGCCATTTTATTTTATTTTATTTGATTTGATTGTTTTGTTTTATTTAGTATACAGCTAATATATCTGTACCACTTGTTAGCTCTATTGCTAATATTGGATGAGTGTACCCTACGTATTCTGTTGCCGGAACACTTTTAAAAATAACAGACGTGCCTGCTTCTGTTACAATACCTATGTCTTGAGCTGCAGTGCTGTTATTATATATCATAGCTCCTCTTGTTTCTGCAGTTAAATTAGATAAAGAATCAGCTGATATTATAACTTGAAAACCATCACCACCGCTTGTTGCTGGACTAAGTATTATAGTTTCACCTACTTTAGCATCTCCTTTTGATATAAAAGTAAAACCAGTAACTGCATTGTTAGTTACAGCAGTTATATTTCCACTTACACCTACATTACCAACACCTGTTAAAGTATCACCAACATCTGTCGAATCATATGCAGATCCTCCTTGTTTTATTGTAAAATTCCAATATGGAGTTGTTGCTATAGCATCATGCCCAAACACTCTTGGTTGAGCTGCTGTATTTCCTTCTAAACCAGGTCGTTCGTTAAATGTGTTATATCCTGCCATTTTTATTTATTTATTTTTGTTATTTTTTCAGCACCTCTGCTTCCAAAGTATGCTACATAAACTGTTACCAGTAATGTTTTTAATAAGTTTATCCATGATTCGTCTACGTCA